CTTGTAGAAAACTTAATACTTGATTGTTCAGGTTCATCGCCATATGCTTCCCAACCAAAGTAAGGTGGACTTGTAAATACAAAATCCAATGAACCCTCTTCAGGTAAATATGTTTCACTACCTTGTCTTAATAGTTTATACATCTTATCTTTATGACCATATTGTTCTACTATTTTTTGTAAACCTTCATAAGTAGGAACACAAGGGTCTGTACCAATATAATTTACACCAGCAGCAATCGCCCCTAACACTCTACCACCATACCCCATACTAGGATCCCATACTGTACCTGCAACAGTACCTTCTAGTATAGAATCTTTTTCTACAAAAACATCATAGAGTGTGGCGGCGGCAGTAGGTCTAAAGTTAGAAACTTTCTGTGTGCCTGAATATCTTTTCAACATTGTTCTAAAATCTGATGCAGTTATTTCTTCAGGTTTTCTTTTAGGAAAAAATTGACCTTTTAATATTTTGCCTATACCTTTTTTAAGATGTTCTTCATCTTCCCATAGTTCCATAGGTGTTCGCATCTTTCCACACTTAACACCCCAAGCGTGTTGCATAAATGACCACGCAAGAGAAAGACCATGTGTAGATTGACCTATAATCTTATTCTGTCTATCTAACATAGTATCTCTACGAAAAGTTAAAAGTTTGTAATACTCACTATTTCTCCACTCTGTATCTGTAGAGTAAAAAGGAAAACCTTTATTCTTCCAATTATTATATACTAAGTCTATTAAATTTGTTTCTGACATATACATTCCCTGGCAATGTTCCTTTTGCCCAACTTGTTTTACCTATTAATTTCATCTTCATACTATCATAGAATTTGTTTGCTGTCAAGTTATCTTCTCTTACAGATAGATAAACATTGTTAGGACAATAGTCAAAGAACCTATTTAATACATCTCTTGCATTACCCTTACCTTGTGTAGCATTTGCTATCTGATGTAATACAGTATCACCTTTTTCTAATTGCACATTACCTACTTTTTGTTTTCTTTTTGTATGGTGAAAAGTTATAAGAACATTATTATCAAGAATCAGTTGTTTATTTTCAATCATTCTTTTCATGTAATCTGTTCTTACATGAGGAAACCATTGTTTATGTTTGTAAAATATTTCTTTTACTTTTTCAAAATCTTTAGAACATGCTAATTTCATTTATCATACCCTCAAGTTTCTCATTGATAAAACAGTCAATAACTAAATGTAATCTGTCAAAATCTGCATCATTTGTTACAGCGTGTGGTTTTGATACATCTGTATAATAATATCTACCTTGTTGTAAGTTACATTCTATTTTAGTTTTATCTTCCCACAAATACATTTTAACCTTTTCATTTGTTTTTAGGGGTGCGTGTATTCTGATAATATTACCATTCTTTATTTCTTTATCTACTTTATCTGTATGTTTTGATATCTTAGTACCTGCTCTCAATCTCATAATTCTAATTCGTTCAAAGTTTGCAGGTATATGCCACAGTATTTGTTTTATAGGTGCACATTCTGGTTGTTCATATAGATGAGTATACATTAAACCTTGACCTTGTATATTACTATCTAATACACCTGGTTTTAAAATGTTACTAATGTCATCACTATAACCTCTTATTGATATTGCTTGCCATTGTTCTTTTTTATTAAACTTAGTTTTTACTGCTGAGTAATTTAATTTGTTTAAATAGTTTACCATTTCGTCTAATGGTTCATCAGCGAATGATGGTAAGTCTAAAAGTTTAAATGTCGCTCTTGTCATCTTTTTCTCTTTTGATTCTCTGTAACTCTCTTGCGTGTTTTGTTGCTAATTTTTCTGCTTTCTTTTTTGCTAAGTCAAATCTAAATTTAGAAACACCATCAATCATTGATTTGCCTTGAGTGTGTTCGTATTCGTGTTGAAATATTCTACTCATATAACCATCTAGATGTGCTTCTTTTAATTCACCATCGGCATCTTCATATTTTCCTACACATTTTCTAGACCTTTCTATGTTTAGAAATATAAAAGGATATGATAAACAACCTTCTTTCATTTTTACTTTTTCTTGACTCATACTCACAATAACTGGATTAAAACATGCTAATTTTAAACCATCTTCTATACTAGGATGTCCTCCTAATACAAACATATTTAGATTTATGCCTACTTGATTTGCAGTTAAACCTATGCCGCCTGCCTTTGCCATAAATTTAAACATATCATCAACTAACTCTTGTCTAGTTTTATAACCATAATCCTTTAATTGTGAGTCGTCAAATGTTGGTAAAGGTTTATGTAATGATTCGCTATCTGGATTTAATAATTTCATACTGCCTCTAATCTAGTAAAGTTTTTATACTTTTCATATTTTATAATGTTTGTAAATTTGTCAAATAATATATCACCCTTATGTGATATTACAAATACATTTTCATTCTTTAATGTTCTTATTATTTTAAAGAAATCATCTGTACCCTGCCCGTCTAAACTACTGTCAAATATTTCATCTAGTATTAATAGATTTGTATTTGTAGAGTTCTTCATCTTTGCAATAGTTCTCCAAGTAAATAATAATGCAAGGTCTATTCGCATCTTCTCACCCTCACTAAAACTATTGTAAATAAAATTATCTCTAAATCTGCTTTTTATTGTTTCATTAAACTCTTCATCTAATTGAAAGTTTACATAAAAGTCCATAGATTGTAAATGTTGATTTATTAATTGATTCATAATAGGTAAATACTTTTTAATTATCTTTGTCTTTGCACCTTTATCATTTAGTATTTCTCTTAACACATCTACATATTCTTTCTCTTCAGTAACTTTCTTTAGTTGTTCTTCAGATTGTTTTACTTCTCGTAATAATTCATCTAACTCTATTTTTACAGATTCTATATCTGCTTTACTACTATAATTTTTTAATTCTTCGTGTATAGAATCACTATGCACTTTTATATTTTCTAAAGAGTTATTTATTTTTGCAATATCTATATTCATTTCTTGAATTTTTTTAGATATAGAATTATAACCTGATACCTTTTCTTCTGTTTTTGTAATCTCTGTAAATAAATCTTTTAATCCATTTGACAATGCATCTACTTTATTTTTTTCTACATTACATTTTTCGTGTTTAAAGTTTTCATCTATTGGTTGTGTGCAAGTAGGACAAGTATCGTTTGTTTCAAAAAACTGTAATGTTTTTTTATGTGTATTTAAATTTGTAGATATTTTAGATTCTAATTTATTAAGTTTTAATAGTTTATTATCGTGTAAAGATTTATCTTTTAACTTTTCTTTTTGTATTCCTATCTCAATATTAAGATTTTCTATGTCTTTTTCATATTTCGTTTTATTTTCGTTGTTTTTTTCAATGGATTTTAACTTACCCTCTTTAAAGTCGGTCTCCTTAACGCTGATAGATGATAGATACTTTGCTTCACTTTCATACTTAGTGCGTAGTAAAGCACCGTGATGGCGCATTTCTGTGAGTTTTTTTTGAAGGTCCGCCTGTTGTGAACGCAGTAATTGATCCATATGACCAAAAACTCTTATATCTAAGATTTCTTCTACAACTTCTCTTCTATATCGTGGTCTTAACTTCATAAATGGTTCATAAGACGAAGAACCTAATAAAACTACCTGAACAAATGCTCTGTAATTTAATTTCATTACAGTTTGTTCTAAATATTTTTGATAATCAATATTACTTGCATCTTGATTCACTAATTTATTATTTTTATATATTTCAAATAAGTTTGGTTTGATACCTCTTTTTACTGTGTATGGAATTGTACCAACTAAAAATTCAACTTCTAATAAACAATCGCTCTGATTAATAGTATTTACTAACTGGTCTTTTTTTATAAGTCTAAATGGTTTATTAAATAATACAAAACACAATGCATCTAGTAATGTTGATTTACCAGAACCATTTGTGCCTATAACTAATGATGTAGAAGACTTATTAAATTCTACTTCAATAGGTGTGTTGCCCGTAGACAGAAAATTTTTATATCTAAGTTTTTTAAATACTATCATCTTTTTTATAAACTACTGCAGGTGCCTTTCTTGCCATCATATCAAAATTTACACTCATACTTCTTCTCACACCAGGACCTCTAAATGGATATACTAGATGTTCTAAGTCATATGGAAATACATAGAAGTCTCCCACTTTAGGGTCTATTAAATGATGTTTTATAGAAAACTGTCCACCACAATTACCCGCTAGTGTTAATCTACCATTATGAGGCATAGCAGTATTTGTATACTCTTTACCAAAGTCAGGTACTTTTAAAAATAAAACTGAAGTAAACCCTATCTCAACTAAACCAGAGTGTCTATGCATAACTTGATATTCACCTTCTCTTTGGTCATTTATCCAAGCATCATTAATATGAAATGCATCTAACTTAAAAGATGGTTCATACAAAGATTGATTATATGTTGTTGATACTGCCTCTACTAATTCTCTATCTTTATCTGCTTCTGCTAACCAATCTCTAACTCTATACTCACTAGTTATTTTCGCTGATAAAGATTCTCTTGCATCTTCAAAAGATTTATCTGTTATTTGTTCATCCATTTTTTTGTTTAGTCTATCAACTAAACCTTTTGATACTGTAAACAATTGAACTTGTTGCCCAAAGTATAATGTCTTAATATGTTTCATTCACTTGCCTCACTATATAAGTTCTGCACATACTGTTTTAATTTATTTTTATCTAAAGGTGTTTCAATTTGGTCAATATACTTTCTTAAAAATGTCAAAGTATCTTCACCTTGTTCTAACACATCATCTTTTACTGATACATTAATATCAATAGGATCATCTATGATTTGTAATTGATGCACATTTATTTTACTATATAATCTTTCAACAAATTTATTATACATTTCATCATCTGTTTTATTTGATATAATAAGTTTAACAAAAGTTTTGTCGAACTGGTCTATATCATAATTTGTATAATCAACTTCTTTATCATTATAGATAATCTTCTTATGTATTCTATACGGATTTGATACTCTTGTCAACTCTCTAGTGGCAGTATCGAATATATGAAAACCTTTAGGACATTTATAGTCTGACCAAGTTATTTCATATTGTGTACCAAGATAGTATATTTGACCATCGTCAGACTTCTTGTGAAAGTGTCCTGATATAACTTTTTCATATCGTTTAAATATATTTTTATCTAGACCCATTTCAGAAAAATGACCTTTGTGCATTTCAAAACCCTTAACTTCTAAATGACCCATTAATATTTCACAATTAGAATTTTGTATCATGTTAATCGAATCACTATAGATATCATCACAAATCCAAGGTACAAACATAATATCTAAACCATCAAAAGAAACTACTTCAGGTTTCTTATATACTTTAGAATTACTATTAATTTTAAGATTAGTTAATGCATTGACTTCATTTGTATTTTTAAAGTAAGTATCGTGATTGCCTAATATGACATGTGTTTCAATAGAATTTTTATATAGTCTACTCCAGAACTTCTTTCTAAAGTTATGTGCTGTTTTATGATTGATAAATTTTCTTCTATCAACAACATCACCAAGATGTATTAGTGTCTTTATATTATTTTCTTTTAAGTAAGGAAAAAATATATCATCATAAAATTTATTTTGATACTCTAGAAATGCAGGAGAATCATTACGACACCCAAAATGAGTATCGTTCAATAATGCAATTTTCATAAATTAGTTGTCCTTCATTTTTTCAGACCAGAGTATTTCAAACTCTTCATCTAATTGTGCTGTATTTTCTACAACACCCCATAATCTTTCAAAATACGAATCATAGCATTCTCGGGCAGTAGATTCAGTTACTTCTAAATGACCTTTAGTCAAATAGAATATTCTATACACTTCTTTTTTACTCTTCATATATTATAGAAATTCGTCTAGTTTACCTTTTTTTACTCTTCTTTTTTTTTCTTTTTTTATTGCAACAGGTGTATCATTTACTTCTTCTGTAGAATTTTGTCTTAGAAACTCTGTAAACTGATTTGTATATGAACCATCATCATGTGGTTGTAATGTTAAATCATCTAAGTTTGATTGAGTTAATAACTTTTGTTTTATGATAACTTGTTTTTTTTCTTTTTGTATTCTTCTCACAAATGCAAAATATATTATTTGTGTAAAATAAGCAAAAGGGTTTTTAGATTTTTCTGGATCAAAGTTGCCTAGATACTGTAAACAGTTTTCAATACCATCAGATATCATATCATCTCTAAATGTATAATTAATAAAATTAGGACGATAAGATAAGTGATTCGCAATTTTTAGGAAACAACCACCTATGTAATTAGTAACTGGTGGTCTTTCTTCTCCATTTTCTTCAGCATTGTTACAAACTTTTTTGTACTCTTTCATTGCTTCTAGAAACATTGAATTATCTACATAATGTTCATTTTTCTTTTTATTTTTCATTCAACTAATATACTTCCTTTTATCAATTTTGTCAAGCGTAAAACGATATTAAATTTTAGACTTGACATATATTTTTTATTATGTATACTCGTGTATGTCACGATTCAAGATAACTACTTAATGTACGGTACCTGGGTCCTCATCATCATCATAGTAATCACCAAATATTTCATTTAATCTTTTATTTTCTTCGTCTGTAAATCTTTTTCTATCATATCCTGGAATACTTTTATTTGGTTCATCATAAGATGATTTTACTTCATTATAACTTTTTTGCATCTCATTGGCGGCATTTGTTATAGTTAATATTTTACTTTTAGGAATAGTTATAATTTTATCATTTGTGTAACTTGCCCATTTTATTAATGCCACATAATCTCTAAATCCACCACCAGTCATTTGAGGTATATATCTTATTTGCATCGGTCTTTCTAAACGAAGTAAAGGAGAATCATCAGGCAATTTACCTTCTTTTGCAAGAACACAAACAATGTCATCTCCGTTTGATAACTTGATTATTTTTATTTCTTCATTACTCATTTTTTAATCCCACCTTGTGTATTTCGTAGTTAAATTTTTCATCTTTGTATATATTTAGTCGTTCTCTAAAATGATTGAGTGTGTAGTTTGATGACCCTAAATCATCTGATATATCATATAAAGTAGCATCTGATTTGTTATCTTTCAATCTAAGTCCCCTACCGATAGACTGTAAGTTTCTAATGCGTGATTTACTAGGTGAGGAAAAAACAATGTTATGCAAATTCCTAATATTAATCCCAGTAGAAAAAGTACCATAGGAAGCAATGATAATCGCATTATCTGATTTTTCCGTAATATTACGAATGTATTCTCTTTCATCTGTATCTACTCCTCCGTGTACATAAAATACTTTTTTATCTTCTGCCTTTTCAGCAATCATTTCTCTTAAATCTTTACCATGTTTTTCTACAAACTGAAACAAACATAGAGTGTTTCCTTTTAACGCAATACATAAATTTCTTATATATTTATTACGACCCATATGATGCACAAGATAATCCATTTCTTCTTGATACTTCATATTCTTTGGTGCGTTTAAGTGTTGTAAAACTAAACAATATATTTTCAATTGTGCTAATTGATTTCTCTCTTGCAATATATTTGTAGATATTACTTTATTTACATTGCCAAATACGCCTTCTAAAACTAGTTTATGTGTCTTTGAACCATCTAATGTACCAGTGAGACCAACCCTATATTTACAGTTCTCTAGTTTGTTCATAATCTTTGTTAATGATACTGCCTTAAATAGATGTGCCTCATCTCCTATGACCATACCAAACTGTTCAAACCATTTCTTTGGTTGTTGATATATTGATTGCCAAGTAGATATCACAACTCTCTTAGGTGTTGTCTTTGACATGCCTTGATATATTCTGTGTACATTTCTAAAACTATTGTAACCATAATCTTTAAAATCTTTATATAATTGTTCTACAAGAGATGTTGTAGGAACAATAATTAATATTTTATTATTTTTATCATCTTTACTTCTAAGTAGATTATAAATTAATATTAGATATATGATTAATGATTTACCACTGCCTGTAGGTGATAGTAATAAACATCTTCTTTTTTGAATTGAATATATAAATGCTTCTTTTTGATAATCTCGTACTTCGTGAGGAAGTTTTAATGCACTTAAAAATCTATCTATGTGTTTAGGTTTTATTTTTGCATCTTTTATTTTTGTGCCATTAACAACCTGTATATTATTTTTTTCTGCCCAATCTAAAATGTAATTATATAAACCGACATAAATTTGACCAGACGCATATTGAAATAACCTTATTTTACCATCCCATACTCTACTTCTATATTGAGGTGTAAATTTAAAACCTGGCATTTCAAATGCAAAGTATTCACTTAAATCTCTCTTAATAGAATTTTCTGCTTCTACTTTAAGATAAACTTCATTCTTTTTTTCTATTACAATATATTTTGTTAAGACCATTGTTTTCCCAATGTCCAACCTACTAACACCTTTCTAGTGCCTTTTCGAACTTTGTTAACTCTATGCCACATAAAAGATGGAAATACTAATAATGTTCCAGGTTTAAATCCTCTTAAATCTATTGTGTACTTTTCATTATCATCTTCTTTAGGATTAGGTACGGTTATATCAAAAGCACCTCCCTCATAATTATCATTTAAACTTAATGTAAAACTTAATTTTCTTATATACCCATTATCATATGGTTCAGATAAACTGTCTATGTGCCAGTTATAAAAATCATCTTTGTTATATACTGTGTATTGAAAAGGTTCAAAATCTGCAAGTGAAAAGTTCCACCCTGCTTTTTTGTTTGCAAGTTTTACTGATTCTATTAATTGTAGTTCTAGGTGTCTGTTTTCTATCCAAGAAACTTTAGAAGAACGATTGAATTGTTTGCCGTCTAATATCTCGCCTGTTTTTAATTCTTTACTTTCACCTTGTGAAATAATATTACTACACAGTTCTTGTGTTATTGAATTATTAACAATGTGATAAACTTTATCTAAATACATTATAAATCGCCATTGGTAAATTTACGCCAATCAATAGAGTTTTTTATTAGAAATCCTCTGTTATTTATTTGTTTAACAGTTCTATCTAGATAATCAATTACAACTTCAAGATACTTTACTTTTTGTTTTGACTTTTGTAATTCACTATCTGCATCTAGATATTTATCTATATCTTGACGAAGTATTTTTAAATCAAATGGTTGTTCTTTATACACTTGTGCTTCTGCTTTACCAGTGTAATATTCCCACTTGTATTTTTTCAATAACTTATATTCGTCATCTGCTTTTACTTGTAGTAATTTAAACTTGTTTAATTCTTTTAGATATTTGTTATGTAACTGTGGTGTCTTTATTGATTCTAAAGACAAGTTAGTTTCATCCATTTTTAAATCATTTTGGACTTGTTCTTGTAATTCTTCTAATGTCATTCAATCACCTTTTTAATAATGTATTATAATATAAACCTTTCAAAAAGTCAAGGATTTAAGAGGCAGTAATCTTCGTTGAAGAACCTCCTGGGTCTGCAAATTTGTAGATTAAATAATTAAATGTTACAGATGCTGTTAAATAGTCAATGTCTGTTGCTTGTTGGTCATAATTTAATCCTGATAAAGAAATGGGATATACATCTTGAAATCTACATTCTAATATAGGATTATTTTTACTAGATAATACATTTAATGTTGCGTCTGAGTAAACAGGACCTAAATTTTGAGTAGGACCTTTAGGTGCTTTACCAGCATCTTGAGTTGTATTACTACCAGTTGTAGGAAATCTATCTTGACCTGATGCTAATAAGTTTAGATACTCTGAGTCGTCAGATGGAAAACCTAACCCTATCAACCAACCGTGTATCTCTTGATAGTTTTCTAAATTTTCATCTACTATAAATGTCATTTGTAATTGTTCATATGTCAACTCTGCACCAGGTATTGGTATAGGTTTAAATCTAGTTGCAAAAGTTTCAGAACTTAATGATACACCAGGTATATTAACTGCTGTGCAAAAATACTCAACTTTAGGTAGTTTAAGAATACCAAACTTAAATTGAGTAGGACTTGCATAGTCTAATTGCGTTGGTTGTCTTTGTAATCCTGATGTTGTCATACTATTATTTATACGCTAAAAAAAAGGGACATCCGAAGATATCCCTTTTAGTGTTCTTATAGATAGAGATTACATTAAGTTCGCAACTTGAACTCTTCTGTAGTATCTATTACTGTTGGCAGCGCCTGCACCATCGATAACAGCATCAGAACTAGAAGACGCCTCAGCAAATGGATTTGCCTGTAGACCATATCTAGTTTTGAAACCAATCTTTGGTTGGAAATTGTCTTGACCAACTGCTCTTACCATTTGTAATGGTACATATGGACAGTAGAATAATCCACTATCATATGGTGAAGAACCTTTATACCCAACAACAAAGTATTGAGCAGCAGCGTTATTTGCTGAGTACGGGTCAATATAAACTTTATATCTACCATTTAGTACCCCAGCGAAAGTATTGCCAGTGTCGTCAACTTGTAAGTTGTTGTTTAATGCAGGTGTGTAATCTAATACGCCTGCCATTTGTAAAGCAGAAGCAACATCAGATGAACATATTAATATGTTACCTTTACCTCTACGAGTTCTTTGAGCAATAACATTTGCTTCTCTTTCAACTTGGAACATAAGTCCTTTAAATCTCTCAACTGACCATCTACCGTTTGAGTCTGTATCTAAATCAAAGATACCAGCAGTAGTTGTGTTGATAGCATTTACAGAACCAATTGCAGTTGAACCAGAATCAGATGCCCCAATTTCAGCATTGATGTAAATAGTTCTTACAACTTCTCTGTTAATTTCTGCAAGTATTTCAGCAGATAGGATATTTGCAAGTTCTGTTTCAGCATCTAAACCATGGATTGCCTTTAAGTCTTGTGCAAGTTCCATTGTATATTCTGCCTTTAATGCCCTACTTTTAGCAGTCACAGTTGACTTCTCGATTGAGAATGCCATTTCTGCGAATGTATTGTCAGCAGATCCCCCTAATGCCTCAGCGGCAGCAGTTGACATACCAGTACCTTTAGTATATGTTCCTGCAGGATTATCGTTCAATAATTTAGGGTTTGTGCCAGCGTGGGCAGTTGATGAGAACCCGTCAACTGAAGAACCTTCTTTGTTTCTACCAGAAAAATCTGTATCTGCTTCATCAAATAGTGCTTCTGTTCCAGATTGACTATCGTATCTTGCTCTCATTGCAAAAATAAGACCGGTTGGACCAGTCATAGGTTGAACACCACATATATCATATGCGATTAAGTTAGGCATTGCTCTTCTTACTAACGAAATTAAAATTGGGTCCCAATTGTCTATACTAGAACCTGTTGCGTTAGCAGGAGTAACACTTGGAGATGCCTCACTAAGGAACGCTCTATCTTCTCTAATTGAGCGTTCTTGGTTTTCCAAGATAACTGAAGTCACAGCACGCTTGTAAGTATCCTCGATTTTTGGTAAATCAGGATGTTCCAAGACTGGCTGCCATTTTTTTTCATATGTTTCGGATAAATACATACTTATCTCCTATATTGTTTTTTTAGACAAACTAATGCCCTTGGTTTTACTAATAGCGGCGGAATAAGCAGCCATTGCATTATTTAACTCAGGACTAAGGTCTTGAGTGTCGCCTGCTGTAACATCATCTATATCGCCAGAAGATTCTTTCTTACCAAAATATGCCTCTTTAATAGTGGTTAGTTTTGACTTAAATTCTTCTTCGTTTGAGTATTCAACTTCTTCAGAAAGTTTACCAAATTCTTCTTTTTGAGTTTCAGCAAGGTCAGATGCCACTTCATTTATAATGTCGCTTCTCTTAAAATTACTATTCTCTTTTACGAATTCAGCGTTCTTTTGAATTTCTTTGTTTAATTGCTCTTCTAAATCAGCAATTTTATTAGATTGGTCTTCTAATACATTATACTTTTCATCTGGAACATCAATGTAATGATCCTCGAAAAGTTTTTTAAGACCTGTTATGAAGTCTTCTGCAATCTCTCCCTTAATGCCTCTTTCGATAGCAATAGAGTTTTCTTTCATCCATTCTTCAACAACATATGTTAAGTATGTGTCTACCTTTTCTGAAAGTACTTCTTTATGAGATTCTACTTCTTCGTTTAATTTTTTATCAAACTCAGTATTTAATCTTTCTCTTGCCTCAGTTATTTTTCTTTTAACTGCTGCTTCAAAAATTGTTGCTGTTTTTGATTTGAATTCTTCTGATAGGTCCTCGTCTTTCACAAGAGCATCTACATCAGCAGAAACATCTATTTCAACTTCTTCACCATAAGTAGCGTCTAACATTTCTTTGTCAGCATTAATTTTCTCATGGTCTTTCTGTGCTTTAACTGTTTCTTTCTGTCCAGGTGTTGAAACTTTAGTGACACCTTTTTCAGTATCAGGAGTTTCTAACTCTGCTGGTTTTGCTTTTGCGTTAACTTGGTCCTTTGCTTGAGTCGATTTCTTTGTGGCATCCGGATTGCTGTCTGTAGGTTTAACTACAGGAGCGCCTAAATCTTCATAATCACCTTTTAGGTGTGAAGGTTCCGCCGCCACAGCATTCTTTGTCGGAGCACTTGCCTGAGGATTAGCAGATGCTTCAGAAACAACATCTTGTTCTATTTCCTCTATCGCCTCGGTTTTTTTAATTACCTGGGTCATATTTTTTCTCCTCTAAAAGAACTTTTAGTTTTTGTTAACAATTATTTATAATATTAGAGATTTTTGAGAAAGTTTTCAAAAATTTCAATCTTCTTTTCTTCTAGTCTTTTTGTAGTTGCACTCTGTATTTCTTTCTTCCAAGTAGCAACATCTCTTTCTACTAGTCTTCCATTGTTCCATACCCACTCTTTACTTTCCATAATACCTTGTACAAAGGCATCAGGTGCTGAAGGGTCTGCAACAATATCAGCAGCGGTTGCCAACATGAAGTCAGACTTCACATAGTTAGAACCGTTTCGTTGTTCTAATGAACCCATACCTCTTGACGATACACCAAGTTGTGCACCTTCATCAATAAGACCTTTTACAATCTTACCATATGGTGTGTTCATTATTTTTGCTTCGCCCATATAATTACTGCCGTCTAATTTTAAACTAGTAATCATATGAGAAACTCTTTCTAGATTAACAGTTGGTCCATCAGGATGTCCTAACTCACCAAATGCTCTATTCTTATTGACGAATTCGTTAGTATATCTTGTAACTTCTTTCATCATTATTTGTTTAGGATAAACTCTACCGTTTCTATTCTTAATGTCAGATTGTAAGAACACACCTTTAATCTTATAGTTCTTCTTACCGTTACCTGCATCTTCGATTAGATACTGAGCGTCTTGTATTTCTTCTGAAATTAGTTTCATAGTTTTTCTCTCTCGTACTATTTATACATTTTATTATCTGAACTCGATTATTATAGTATAACTATCACCATTCGAAAAGTTTTTTGTTGATAGTAATACATCTCCCGTTGGCGTTGTTGCATTATTTGTTATCTCATTACTAGGTGTTCTTAAATCCCAAACACCTGTTCCTGATAATACACATGCAGTAGCATTTGTTGCCCCTTCCCATAATATCTCAACTCCACCATTTCTATTCAATGTATTAATTGACCAATTTATTCTTGAAATCTTTCTATTACCATCAGCAGTCATAAAGGTCTCATCAGCAGCAGTTATTTTCTCTACTAACGATTCACCAGTGCCGTCAGATATGTTAGTTAACTTTGTAACATACTTAACACCTGTTGTGTCTGCGAGTTGTAATACCGATACTGTATCTGCCATATTTACTCCTGTTTTAAATCTTTTAAAATATTTTGTGGACTTGTTATACCATAAGGGTCAGTTTCACAATTATCTTCTCTGCCTGGTTCTTCCCATAATTGTTTGACTCTTCCATTCTCTACTAATACTGCATATCTCCAAGAACGATATCCAAATCCTAAATTCTCTTTCTTTACTAACATACCCATTTGTCTTGTAAACTCTCCGTTACCGTCAGGTATAACTTTGACATTTTCTAATTCTTGATTTTTTGCCCATGCGTTCATAACAAAAGAATCATTTACAGACATACAGTAAATCGCATCAATACCTAACTCTTTATATTTAGGTGTAAGTTCTTCGAAACCTGGCAATTGATAAGTTGAACAAGTTGGTGTAAATGCACCAGGTAAAGAAAATAATATTACTTTTTTACCTTTAAAGTATTCTTCACTTGCAACATTTTTCCAATCAAAGTTTCCTTCTTCATCTTTCACCCTTGTTTTAAAAATTATATCAGGTATTTTCCAATTCATTTCACTCATTCATATCCTCCAATTTTTTGACATTCTATTACTATTATATACGAACTAACATTTGACTCACTATCTAAATGTATATCACCTATAACATCTATATCTTTTCTTAAATCTATTTCATTAGGTTTAAGACCATAGTTTCCTCTGCCTGTTACTTCTACAAATTTTGTTTCATCATTTTTAAAATATACTTTTACTTTACCTGTGCCTAAAACTTCGTAGTTTAGATTCGCAACACTTACTTTAGGTTCACTTGTTGCACCAGAAGAGTTTACTACATCTACAATAACCTGTTTTGCTTCTCCACCAACACCCGTAGCAGAGTTAATTATCTTTGTGTTGTCATCAACAATCTTTGTAACGGATATAGTCATCTTCTATATAATCCCAAAAGTAATTTAATGCTTCAGTAAAATGTAAAGGTTTTTTATCTTTTTTCTTTCCTAGAATAAATGATAATGTCCATCTGCCTTTGTCTGAAGGGTTCCAGGTAGAGTGTAATCTACCGACATTATATAAACTAGGTCTATCTATTGTTCTTTCTAAAACTTTTTTACAATGTTTCTCTTTTGCCCAAGCATATTTTGTTAACGGTCCTGGTTTCTTTCCTTTTAAAAATAATCTAATTCTTTCTGGTATTGTTGCCATTTTTATTTTACTACACTTAACAGTTCTTGTCATATTACTTTCATAAAAATTAACAACTTTAATTTTTTTCTTATCTATGGGTTCCCACCATATAGTCTTACTATCAGAAGAACCCCAACTGAAACTTAATTTAACTTTATCGGATAAATCTGGTGTATCAGAATGAATTCTAATACCATCTTTGGGTGCTGAATATACTGAATTAGTTTGTATTCTATACAGTCCTATTCTATCAATAAAATCTAATATAGGTTCAGTTAATAAATCCTCATCTTTAAAATATATAAATTCACAATAATCTTTTAATTCAATACTATCATATAATGTAGGTTTCTCAAAACTAAAAGGTAAATTTAAGTACCTATGATATAACTGCATTAACTTCTAGGTGCACAAGCACTTGCGTGTCCATCTGCTAATGTAATTGTATCAGTTGTTGATTTTTCTATCACTATAGAATCACCAGCAGCGTGTAGATAAAATTGTCCTAAAGTTGTACCGCCGGCATTTTTAACAACACCAGTCTGTGTGGCAGCAGTTGCAACACAATGTACAAAGTGTGCATTACCTATTGCATTATCTGAAGGATTGTTTATAACACTTCCTTTTACTTTTATTGTATGACTCATCTTATTCCTTTATACTTTCTAAAATTATGTTATCTATAAATTTGTTTATTACTTCAGAACCTATACCATATTTTGCACACACTTTTTCTGATGCTGTATCAAATTTAACTAAAAAGTTTGCATTTGATTTATTAGTTTCAACTTCTTGAAGTATACCTTTTATACAATCTTTATGTTTAGGTGATAACTTTTTCCAAGACTCGTGTTTTAATAAGTCTAAATCTCCTACAATCTTACTTATCTTCGGCATTTGTTAAATCCATATCTACTTTCGGTTCTGCATTATTATTTATAACGGTCCCGTCAGGTGCAAATGTTCCTGTATCTGCAATCTCTGGTTTAGGTGCATTATGAGGTGCCTCTTCAAATTCACCTGGAACTTGATTAAACATAGACTTTGACATTTCTTTTCGTCTTGTTTCTAAAGCGTCACCTACTTTTGCTCTTATAGCATCTTTGAAGTCTTCACCAGCATCTGCTTGTTTATCACCCCAAATATTGTTTATAAAACTTTTTACTTGTTCACTCATTAATAATCTCCTCCTGAAATTTGTTCTTCTGGAGATGATATAATACCATCATCAATTTCTTTCTTAATTTGAGTATCCATATCATCAATTTCTTGTTCGTTTTGTTTTAAGATTTGTTTTCTAATATAATCTACAGAATAATATTTACCAACATAATCTCGCATACTCATTGCTAAATCTAATCTACTTCTTAACAGTTCTGTATCTTTTAGTTCTGCAAAATGACCATCTTGTAAATAGTCATATTGTATAGATTGTGAAACTGTATACCAATCATCTTCTGCAATAATTCTTTTAAGTATTAATTGTGTTCTTAAAATATCGTTAAACAATTCTGTAAATCTTTTTCTTAATCGTTGTACAAATTTTGTAAATTTAAGTTCATCTCTTGATATTTCAGATGCTCTTCCCAAACTAAAACCATCAGATGCTTCTAATCTACTAACTGGTACATTTAAACTTCTGTATAGTTTCTTTTGAAAATAATCAACATCATCCATTTCACCTAAATTCTGACCGCCAGGCAAAGTGCTAATATCAGTACCCCTTCCGCCCTCTCTAGATGGTAACCAAAAATCTTCCAACATAGACATGTAATTTCTGTCATCTCTTATCTCTCCTGTTGATGCGTCATAGACAAGTTTGTTTCTATATCTTGCCATAACATCTCTTAGGTATTGTTCTGCTTTTACTTTAGGTAAATTGCCCACATCAATTTTGAATATTCTTCTTTCAGGTGCCCTTGCAATTCTGTATATAACAACAGCATCTTCTATCATTCTTAATTGATTAACAGGTTTGATTGCCTTATGTAGATAAGACAATACCATATTTGCTTTATTTTGGTCTACTAGACCTGAAGGGCAAAATGCAATAGTATCTGGTGCAATCTTTATACCAGAACCTGCTGTTGATTGTTGCACACCTTTCTCATTGAATAAAAAGTATTCTATGTACTCATCAATCATTGTCATATTAGACTTATCATTAGGTCTAACTTTTTTAACTTCTCTAATTTTCTTGATTTTTCTAGGGTCTATATATTTTAATTCTGTGATACCTTTTGTTGGGTCATCTCTATCAATAATCTTTTGAAAGAAAATTCTACCATCAACATACCATCTTCTGAATATATCGTGACCTTTAACATTGAAATTCATTAATCTCAATATTTCTTTAAACTCTGTTTCTATCTTTCTGCGAACTTCTTTGCCGAAAGGTAAACCTTCTAAATTAACTCTTACAGGATCCTTCATTTCGTTAGAAACGATTGCCTCGTTAACTATGTCTTCAATTGCCATATCACACTCTGGGTGTATTGCAATCTCTCTATATCTACGGATTAAATCTGCTTCTGTCTTTGCAGTAGCGTCCATATCCAAAAAAGTACCAAAATAACCCCCAGCGTTGACGGTTTGAGTACCGTCATCCGCCTGGGTGGTCGTAAAGTTCTGTTTTGGGTCAGTTCGTTGTTTAACCCTGCTTATCTGAAATCCAAACAATTCTGCCATAATTTATTCTCCTATCACTATTTATCTACTTTTTAAGTAGTAGTATTGGACTCAAAATATTGATATGCCATTGTAACAGTAAATTCTTCTATAGAATCTGTATCATAACTTAGAGTGATTGCTGCCACAGCAGTAGGATATGCACCTCTAATTGTGTAAGATTTTATAGTAGAACCATTTCTGTCTAATTGGTCAACAAACAAATCAACTTGATAATCTGCAGGATTAGTTAGACCTTCGTTATCAGTATGGTTGTTTATACCATTCTGCCATCTTTCAAAAGCATTTCTTAAACTAAAGTCAGTATCATTTATAACGGTGAAAGTCATATCTGCATAACTTCTTTCTCCTGCAAATTTAACTGTTCTACCTCTAAATGTTATATTAGTTTCACCTACTGTAGAAGCAGGTAATTCTGCTCCCTTACATAAGAATGCCATTGTTTCAATCTCGCCTCCGACTTGAGAATAACCAGGAAAGGGACAAGTCACCTTAAACTGATTACTTCTTGCACCGCCACCAGCGAGTTTGGATTTAAAATCTGCTATATTTGCCATTGTTTTATTCTCCTCTCTCTATTAACCAGCGACTTCTTCAAAAGCGACGCCTGTTCTTGTTGCAATAAACTTCAATGTAATGAAATTAATACTTCTTGCAGGTTTAATAAAGATTTCTGCGAGAAACTCGTTTCTATCTATTACTTC